ATTGTATGTATCTACTGGCACTATGATACTGGTGCTGGGTATGCTACCAGTTGTGCGAGCGATAGACTGAGAGTTTAGGTGTTGTTGCGCTAATGAGTTATTAACGGGGTCTTCTTCTACCAAACCGTAATGATACTTGAACCAAAGAGATTCCGGTAAGTCCCTCATCCATCTTGCGTGTATAGCTCTATGCTTTGCTTTTACGTGGTTAGACCCACTAATGTAAGCACCAGATAAAAGACCTTGCTCCTTAGTCCACTCATATCTAGCAGTACCACTTAGAAGACCAGTATCAGATGTAAGGTCGCCGTAATGCGTGTTGGTTGTTTCTCCTCCCTGTGTGTTCGTTTCTACAAGATAAAGAACACTATCTTCTGTCAAACCAGACTCAGTAAAATAATTTCTAAATTTAACTATACTTCTAACCCTGTGTGCCTTTAAAAAAGTATTTACTTTGTATGTAGGAACATCATGATTCTTTGTTCTTTGATTCATAGCAAACACGTCGCCAATTTTTAAATTTGGGTCTGCACTAAAAATAAACTTAAGATAGTGTGGGCCGTCAATTTCATTAGTATAGTAACCCGATGTTGGGAAATCCGTAACAAAGTTTGCCCATTCTGTAGTACAATGTCCGTCTGTAGTTACGCCACCATCATTTACAGTACCGTCGTCATTTACATAAGTAGTGGCCCCCTCATGTATTCCTCTAGCACCGGCATACAGTATGTCAGTGGATTCTGGTGTATATGTCAAACCAGATACACTTATTGTTGTACTACTACTACTTGCCGTTACCACAGTGACACTTGTATCATCATGATTGTTTGAGTTTTGTACGCTTACTGTTTCTCCACCAGTAAGACCGTGTAGCCTTGAAGTTAGTGTTATCTCTATATTACTATTTGACGCATGGGCATTTTCTTGTATAGATAATATACCCACGCCCTCATAGAAATCTTCTATATTGTTTGGTCCGGTATTTGTATTCTCATTGTTGTACATCTGTATAGGATGACCAGAACCTAACTGTGTTCTTTGTGTTGATGTTTCCAAAAAAGTATTATCAGCGTCAAACCCTACATCATTGTTTAGTAACTTTAGCTTACCTGCCCCTAAATACATAGCATCTCTGAAGCCCTGTGCTGAGTAAGACCAGTAAGTCGTATCATCACCAGTTTCATTCTGTGCCTTCTGCCCTACGTCCCACAATGGTATCTGATTGTTGAGTGCATCTAAGGAATCCTTAGCAGTTATATCTAACTCTCTGCCCCTAGCTTTCTGTGTGATACTAAATGTATCTACAGTGCCTCTCCATACGGGTCTGTCTATTCTGTTATCCGTGTCAGCGAATACCAACAGGTTCCAATCTATAGGAGTAGAGGAAACAAAAAGCCCACGTAGATTAAGTAGATAGTCTGTTGCGGCGTTACCCAAAGCACCACCAGTTAGTGCTGGGTCATCATGTAGCTTAACACTACAGGAAGATATACCGTTGTTACTTTGTTTTACGCTAAGTTTATCTACCAGTGCTTCATCACTAGAAGTAAAGTCATCAGTAAGATACCTTACCAAACCAGCTCTATCTAACATCAGATAAGAAACGTAGCCATAGGTCCCGTCTGTTTCATCTGACTCTATGCTTATCTGGTAGCCGTATAAATTAGATGCTGTGGCAGATAACGCATATCCGCTACTGTAGGAACCTGCGGTTGCGTTTGTGCTTGTTATTTCTGTGCCGTTGTGATACGCCTTGAATTTGTTGTTAGTGTAATCAAAAACAAAATCAACATCAATCCAAGAGTTGTCGTTAGTGTAGCTTTGTAAGCTACTACCACTGTATAGTAGACCCTGTGTATCGTAGCTTATGTCTGCTAAGTCTAGTGTAAAGTCTATAGCCGCTGAACCGGTGTAGCCCTCATCATTTAAGATACCTGCTTGTGATATAGGGAAACCAACCTCAAACCTTACCTTCATGTCATCCCATACTGCTATAGTATTAGAAGCCATGAAACCACGTACTGCTATTCTTGCAGTAAAGGTATCTCCGTCAAGTCTGGTGTTCAGTGGTCCGTCATATATGATAGCTGACACACTAGCACTGTCGTTGTCTATGTGCTTTCTAACGGTCTGTACACAAAGAAAGGGCTTACCAGAGGGCGATTTCAACTCTGCGAAAAGCTGAGAGGGAGTGGTATCGGCTATGTCTGCCTGTTCTAACTGCTCACCCATCCACACACCAGTAAGGTGCGCTCTTTGTACGAAGTTGCCAGTGGTAGAGGTTATACCCCCATTCTTGGCCTCATAGTTGGCCTCAGTATATCTTTTCATGTCGGACCTACCAAACGATGCGTCGTTGTCACCAACGGGTACTATGTAAGAAGCGTCACTGTTATGGCCGTTGATAAAGCTCTGATAGAAGTCACTACCGTAGTTTGAGTCGTTGTTGAATTTGTATCTGTTAGCAACGTGTCCGTCTGGATATTGTAGGTGTATTCTACCCTCGTAGTCGTCCTTACCTAATCTTGTGTCATCAAAGGTAAGCCACTCAAACAAACCATCGTTCATTAAAAAATTATTTACTGGGCTAGTGCCAGATACTCTCGACGCATCACCAGCTACCTTGTTAGAGTCTATGCGTCTTTCTTCCACAGACCACCTGTATCTGGGGTTTAGGAATGCCTCGCCATTTAACGGGTTGCCATAGTGACTAGCTAAGTGTGTGTAAGTGCTAGTGCTTGACGGTGTGTTCCTGTAGTCTGGTATAGCCCTAGCCCCATTGAAGTCATCGTAGTACCCAGCAAGCCATATCTGGTACTTCTGTGTTACAGTCCTTACCATTTACTCACCTATGCCACCGACATAGAAAGTGATATACCACTTAGGTTCGCTCTACTCTCTATCTCCTCTAAAATTTGGTCTGCTACTTCTGGTACGGTCATGCCGTTGAAGTTGTTGGTCATGATTACCTCTGTGTTAGTAATAAGGTTTTCTACTCCTTGTTGTTGGACTTGTCTAATTAAGTCGCCTGTAAGGTTAGAGGAGGAGAAGCCAAAGAACAACTCCTCTCTAGCATTGTTGAAACTGTGCATGGAATCTTCAGCTTCACCGAAAGATGCACCTATGTCGCTTGTAAAATCATTTATATTACCAGCAGCATTACCAAGTGTACTTATACTATACTCTGCTAACATATCTGTTGTTCTAATATTGGTGTCTTCTAATATTAAAAATAACTCTAAATTTTCTCTCCGTATTTTATTTAAAGCTCTTGTTCTTTCGCTTTGGCCCTTTACTGCCCCACCTTTAAACAAATCAAAACTTGTCCCTTCACCTTTTTTAGATAACTTATCTGCTTCTTCTATTTGAGCTACTACTTCTTTAGCGGTATCAGATTGTAAAAGAGCAATAGTTTTTGCACGTTTCACCTTGTCTAATTCTTCTTGTTTGCTTTGTTTTAAAGCTATACCGTAATCATCTTCAGCAGTTGATAATTTATGTATAGAATTAGTAAGCTCTGTAATTCTTAGATTTAACTGTGGTATAGTTTGTTCCTTTGCCATTTCACTTATACCAGCTAAATCTATGAAGGATTGGTTAGCACCATCAATACCCATACTAACATCATCAAATGTACCAGCAAGCCGATGAGCTATATTACCAACTAGAATTAATGCTAAACCGACTGCACCTAAAGATAGCATAACGTTCTTACTAGCGATAGCTAACAAATTAGCGGCGGCGGCAGCAGCAGTATCAGCAAACGCTTTTTTCTTTGCTGCTAAGGCTGCAAAAATTGTTACTTCGCTATTCTTCATCATAGCCAAGCTATTTGCTGCGGTTGCCGCGCTGGAAACTATTAACTTACCTATCTGTATAGTCATAGCAAATGTATTTAGCACCATACCCGTTCTTATTGCTCTTTGACTATCACCAAACATCATCATAGCAGAACCAGCCACACCAAGACCCATACTAAACATATTAGTAGCTGCTGAACCCGCTTGTAAAGCTAAAGTATGTTCCTCTTGCATGATGGTAGACATACCTAGAGCTGCGGCCTTTCTATCGTGTTGTACTATATGGGCTTGAACAAGACCATGCTCTCTACCCATTGTTTCTATCATTCTTTCGATAGTTAGTCTATGGCTTTCTACTTTTAGAATGCTTTCATCTGTTTGTGCATTAGACGCTTTTCCTAGATTTAAATGGAACATATCTTCATTATTCATAGCTCTTTTTACGTGACTCAAGGTTTCTGTAGCTATTCTCAAGTGCATAACCGAAAGTATCTGTTGTGCAAAAGGACCTAATACAGTACGCATCATCTCAGCCATTCTAAAGAATGATGTAGTAATACCACCTATAGCCCCATTTTTGGAAGCAGCTTGAGCCATTGTATCAAAGAAAACCATCTGTACTTTTGAACTATCAGTCATAGCTGGCATAAGCTCGTTTGCTAATGCTCCCTTAGCATCTTTTAGTTTAGCTTCCATCTGCTCTAAATTAAACAGGTTAGTTTCTTGAAGTCTGTTTATTTCTTCTTGGGCTGGAAATGCACCTTCTAGAGCATTAGTATGTAATTCTTGCATTCTAGTTGTACCCTCAAGTAGCTTTATCAATCTGGTATAATGCACGTTACCAGCTATAGTTTGCGCTATGTTTTGTTTTTGCTCGCCAGTCATGTTTTGATATGCGGGTTGTAAATCAACAAGCACATCTGAAAGTGGACGCAAAGCACCGGTTTCTGCGTCTACGACGGCAATTCCTAATTCTTCCAATGCCTTTCTAGCACCAGCCGTATCAGCACCCAATCTAGCATATATCATACGCAAAGCTCTACCAGCCTTACCTTGTTCCTCACCAGACTCAATAAGAACCGCAGACATAGCAGCCATACTTGCGATACTTTCACCAGCAAGATTCGCTTGTGCAGCGAATTGATTCATAACGAAAGTAAGCTGGGACATTGTAGCAACCGAAGTATTCTCGATTGAGTTGAGTTGGTCCATGATACGGAAACTGTTTTGACGTATCATCATATTTCTTAAGGTAGCAGTAGTGTTTTCATTTATGCCCTCTGTCATAAACCCAGTCTGTTGCTGAAGATTCACCATCCTCTGCATAGCTGCTTCTGTAGTCATACCAGAAATCATACCAAAGGCCATACCAACTTCAGTACCAGTGGCAGTAGAACCGGTTCCTAGAACACCCGCTAGTTGAGCCATCTTAGCGGCAGCATCAAAGGATTGGTCTGCCGAGAAACCAAAAGAGTTTCCTATCTCAATAACTTTAGCATTCAGCTCGTCTATATCTTCTCCTGTATTTACGAATTTTTCAAACTGCCTAGCGGCCTCACCTATCTCCCTTCCTATAGGCATCACGTCATCCATCATAGAACTGAAACCAGCACCTAACTCCATAAAGCCTTCTTGTATTCCAGCTAACGCATCTAGGTAAAGAGCTTCCATAATAGTAGCATTTGCCTTAGAATCTTTGATTAGTTTCTCAGCTTGCATCGTACCTACGATGTCGAAGAATATTCTTGAAGCACCTGCACGAAGCACTATCATAGCTATCGCACAAGCAAATAATACTAATGGGGTAAAAGAAAAAATAAGACTATCTGCTAGAATCATTCCTTGTCACCACTACTCTTTGGGTCATTCACTATAGGGACCCCGCTTTCTCTCAACATGTCGAGTAGCTCGTTATTGTTTGATAATAGTTTGCGTTGCTCACGCTTCTGGTTACGCCTAGCAACCATACCCTTTACATCTTTATTTTTGGCATCTTGTGTAGCTTCTGTTATCTTATCATTAATATTTGCGGCTACAATCAAGTCCATTTGCATAAGGTGACGACCACCTTCTACCGAATACTTGAGCCATAGGTCAGACGGTAGTGTTCCCTTAAATGCCATGCACAGGCTCGGTGCAACCATTAGGAATTCTGAAAAGGCACTACGCCTTCCTCATCGTCGCCACGTACAAACTGTAATATGGTGTTTAACTCCTCAAAGGTAAGTAGGTTGTAGTCTACTTTGTCATCAAGAATGCAGGGGGGAATCCAAGCAGTCATCTGCTCCTCTATACCGCCACCCATTTCATCTAACATATTTACGAATTCTTCATTCTGTTCGTCAGTCCAATCACTAGGGTCGCCAGCGTGGGACATCTTTCTAAATGCCTTACCCTGTATGTTGGTAATCTTAAGACGCTCCATACCGGATGCTTGCCTTACCCAAATCTTTCTTCCATCATCTAATTCTATTTCCTTTTTCATTACAGGCATAGTTTCACTCTCACTCTAATCTCCAATACTAGATAGTATATTTAAGGAATTTGTTATTCTTCTTCCTTCTTTACTATCTTAGGAGCTACTTTTGGTGCTACCTTTGGTGCTACCTTCTTAGCTACCTTCTTAGGAAATCTTCTAAGGTACTTTAGTGCTTGACTCTTTGACCCTTGTGCTTTCAAGATTTCTAGTGAAACCTCATCCAAGTCGTAATCCTTTGCTAAGTCTTCGTACAACTAACCACCTCATGCGTCGTATTGTGCGTTGGAAACCGTAAGTCCTTCTACAGTTACCCTCATACCGCCGAGGTTATCATCATAAAGACCAACAAACCCTACACTCATTGTGTTGGTATCTCTACCACTAACACTAGCGGTAGGTGCTTCAAATCTTAGCTTGAAGAATTCTATTTCTATGTAGTCTGCTCCGGCTTCATCGAGGAATTTTAGTGTCATAACTGCATCTGTACCGTCGTTGTACTCAAGACCATCGGCTGCTACTAGCTGGTCATAGTCTGGCTCATCAAGAGATTGGTTGCCATAGAGAACCTTGTTAAACTCTATTGTACCACTTATCTCTCTGCGTTGTGCTGGTGGCGCACGACCATATGTAGAGCTACCGATAGCGTATGCGTTGTCAGTATCTCTGTTTAGATTTACCTCAAAAGAAATTGACTTAACGCTTGCTGATGCGGCTGGTGCGCTACTTGTACCATCATCAAACTTAACTGTTCCATCAGCAAAGTGAAGTGCGTCTATTGCGGCTCCGTCGAATGTTGCAGTGGCTACTGTACCTGTTGCTGACTCGGACTTACCTACAAATCCAACATTCATCATAACATACTCACCGACGTTTGCGCTGATGCTTAGAGTATTAGCCATCATACCTGTGTATGTGTGTTCCTTTTCCTCTCTACCTACACGGATAGTATATGATGGATAAACACCTGCGCTTGCTGATGTTAGAGAAGGCTCAGTTAGAACGTGCTTGTTAATTGAACCGCTTGGGTTACTGTATGTGTCTTGTGGGAAAAAAGCATAAAGCATATTACCCACAAAGTCATCTACCTGTACTGCTAGAGAAACATCTCCTTCTGAACGTTCAGTGCTAGTAACGGACTTTGCCGCTATCGGCCTTGAAATATCTGCTCTCGTTAGTAAGTCATAAGTAGTAGCAAAACTTTCGCTATCTACTTCTCCGAATACTTCCCCGTTGCCTGTACCTGCGGTTGGCTCGGTTCCGTAGGATGCTTCTTTTTGTATTGATACATATCTGTTTAGAAACTCTACCATAGTTACACCTCTATGTGATTGTTCTACGGATGGTGTGACTTATTAACATTCTTATCTGTGACGCATATCAATTCTACGCATATATGTAAGGGTTAGAACGTGTACACAAACCGTTTCATCATTATCCATCTTAGAATCTAGCTGGGCTTGATAAGATATTATACTATCAGTTGTGCCTTGTACACCTGTGTTGGTGTATAGCTCATCGAATACCTCACCCATAATATTTAAACAAGAGCGATAGGAATTTTCATAGTTTGTACCCTTGACTGTGATAAATACTCTGACATCATACTCCTGTGTTATCTTAGCACCACCCAAAGACTCAAACGATGGCGAAGCCAACTGCTCAACTAGAAC